TGCACCTGCCCGAGATCCAGGAGCTGCCAGAGTCCGTTAGCGATCGGCGGGGTAACGGACGCATTGGTCGTCGGGTTGATGAACTCACCGACCGCCCACTGAAGCGCGTACGAAACCGTCCCGGTATTCCCGGAGCGGCTCATGCACCGCGCGTACACCTGGAAATCACCGACATGCGAGAGCTGCGCCCCGGCGCCTGATGTCTGCGTGGAAAGGACCGCCGCGAGCGTCGTCGTCAGCGCGCCGGACCGGACCACGTTGTTGCCGGAACCCGAAGGTGTCGCCGTGCCGATCGCCGTTGCGGCCGAACCAAGCGGCGTACGCGACTCCGCCTCATAGAACAACCCTGCGGTCGCCGCCGGATCGTAGAAACGCGACTGGACACCCCAACGCACCCACGCCTGGTTCTGCGCCTGCCCCTCCGTCACCACCAACCGGCCAAGCCCAGGCACATCCCCAGCGATACTCGACTCCGTGAACACCAACGCCGGCAGCGTCGCCTCCGTATGCGTCGTCAACGTCGACGGGGCACCACGACCAAACGGCCGGCACGAAAACACCAGCGTGCAATCAGACCGGTTTCGCGACACATACGCCCGACCCAAATCCGGGGTGTACGTCGCGTTCACCACATCGAAGAACACGTTCGTCCCCGCCGGGGTGTTCAACCCGAGCGAGCCGCCCTCCCGGTTCAACTTCCCGAGCTTCTGCTGCAACCCCTGCAACGTAGCCTGCAAATTCGCGGCGCTCGACCCCACGATCCGCAGCTTCAACGTGACCGTGCGGTTATGGAAGTTGTTCTCGACCAGCAACTCGCCCTCGGTATCAACCGAGCTTGCGAACACTGGGTTCAGGTCCGGGGGCGGGCAGTCCTCCTCGAGCAGGAAATACGTGGCGTTGTCGACAATAACGAGCTGGGTCTGCGTCGCGTCGTCAGCGGTCGGGTCGATCGTCCAAACACTTCCGGCCAATGGAAAACCTCCAGGCGATCAGGTACGGTGACGCGATGCGATGCGTCATTCCGCTCGTCCTGGTCGCTGTCGTGATGGGTGGCTGCGGATCTAGCGCCAACCCCGCCCCGTCTAACACGCCCCGGTACACCGGCGCTCAAAGCGCCGTCAGCGTCAAGGACGTTGAGCGCGACATCCAAGGCGGCTCATCATGGGACGCCGTTAGCTGCGACCGCGCCCCGGACTTCCATGGCAACCCCGCATTTCAATGCGTCGCCGCGAACTCCCGTACCACCCAAAAGATCGCTGCCGTCGTGCTCAAGGACGGCACGATCAGCGAATCCGCGTTCTAGTACCTGACGCCGCCGCCGGCGTAGCCCGGGGTCATAAACCCTAGGCCGGCCTTTCCGCCGATCTGGCCGCTGATGATGTCCGTCAAGCCCTTGATGATCTGGCCGCTGTTCGACGCCAGCACGTTGTAGGCGTTCTGCGCATCCTGTTTCTGTTGCGTAAGCAACTGGTTCTGCTGCTGCAACAACTGGTTGGCCTGATCCTGCGCCTGCGTGTTGTCCTCAATCGCCTTCAACAGCGGCGACCGCTCGGCACGCAACTGGAGCTGCGCATGGGGGTCCAAGAACCCAAACCCGCCGGCGAGCGCGGTGTCGATAGCGCCCTTCTTCAGGCTGTTCGCGGTGTTCTGCGCGGCGGCGCTATCCGGATCGCCGTAATCCCCGGCCTGGAGGTGCAGGTCAATGTCGCTAACCGCGTCCTCGACGTTGCTCAGGTCCGAATCCGACAGCCGCTGCGGGAAATCCGCGTTCTGCTTCGCGATATCCTGCGCACGCTTCGCGTTCGTACGCCGGTTCGACACGCCGATCGCATGCAGCCGCTTCCACTCCGCAGCCGTATGCATCTCCCGGTTCCCGGTCACCGGGTTGACCCCAGGGGTCTTCTCGTGTGCCTTCTTGAACGCCTTCAGCCGCTCAACCTTCGCGCGCAACCGGATCTTCCGCCACTCCGCCGGCGAATGGGTCTCCACCCGCTGCGTGATGGGGTTCACGTCCGTCACAGGGGCCGGGGCCTTACGCGCCTTGGTCTTGCGTGCCCCGCGCTTCGCGGGCTTCCCGTTCGGTGTCGGCGACCCGGACAGAATGTCGTTGATCTGGCCGCCCACATCGAACCCTACGAACCCGCCCTGCGCGTAGCCGGACGAGCTCGGGCCAACCACATGTCCGTACCGGGCGAACATGTACCTGACGGCCGCGATCGCGTTGTCAACCGGGTTCCAAATGTCCCCATAGCCGGGGAGCGCGAACTGCGCGAACGTCGAATCGATCGTCTGCAACAAGCCCTTCGAGGGATGCCCGGCCGCGGCGTTTGAGTCCCAAAGATTGATCGCCCTCGGGTTGCCGGCGGATTCCTGTATCGCGCGGCCGTACAGCGCGTCCACGTTCGCCGGGGAATAGTGACCGGTGATCCGCAACGCGCGCGTAAGCCAGGACCGCAACTGCCCCGCCGGAGCGGGTGCCCCGCTACCAACGCTGCTCGGTGCTCCCGTCCCGCTGCTCGTACTGGCCGCCGCCAAGACAGACGACGCGCCTGCGAAGTCCGCCTCGATGCCGCCCTGCACTAAGCCCGCCATCACGGACGAACCACCCACATACGGATGCACAATCCCGCCCGACGCCATGTAATGAGGCGTCCGAACCGTCGCGAAGAGCTCCGGCAAGCTCATGCCGTACTGGTTCTCGAGCGCGGCGTTCACAACACCTTGTTGGTGGCGGTTCAAGACCGCCTCGCCGCGGCCGACCATGATCGGCACAGCGTCCCTGCCGCGCTCACCGGGGGAGCCGATATACCCGGTCGCCGCGCCGCGACGCCCGCCACCGCCGCCAGCGGTGCGATCACTATTCGACTGCAACGTGCCGTGATCGACCATCGCCACGGCCTGCGCCTCGTTCAAGCCCAGAACCTTGAGGGCCTTCACGAGATAACTGTTGATCTGCTGCGTGCCGGTCTTCGTTGAGATTACACCGGCGTCCATTGACACCTTGATCTCGTTCGCCGCCTGCTGAAAGTTGTTAGCGAGCGCCGCACGCCCGTCGGCACTGCCCTTACCGAGCGTCTGTGCGATTTGGCGCGAGTTTATCCCCACGAAGTCCCGAATATCGCTCAGGTGACCCTCGGTGACCGTCCGCATCACCTGAAACTCGTGAGCGGACTGCATCGCAGCCTTGTGGGCGGCCTCGGTGAGCGCACCCCATACCGGTGAGTTCGCGTGGGCGTGGAGAGCGGTCTCCGCATCTTGGAGCGCCGCGATCTCGCTTGCGATCATGCCCTTTCCGCGCGCCGGGCCTGGCCTCGCGAGCTCATCTCGCAGCGCCGCTACCTTGTCGCGCAGCGCGGTCATCTTCGACGCGAGATCGGTGGTGCCTTGCAGCGCCTCCTTCACGATCCCCGCCCCGAGCGCATTGCGCAGCGTCGGCCCTGACAATGCTGCGCCCGACAACGCGCCGACGCCGGCGCCAACTACTGCGCCGACCGGCCCGGCGACCTCGAGCCCCACCCCTGCGCCCGCGCCCGCTCCCTTCAACGCGCCCGCCCCCGCGCCATGCGCCCCCGTCGCGTTCGCAGCAAGCGATCCGGCGCCAAACCCTAACGCGGCGCCGCCACCAGCCCTGAGCCCGCGAGAGAGCCCGCTCGCGAGCCGGCGCCCAATGTTCGCGCCCTCTGCTGCGGCTGCGCCCTCCGCAGCAGCCGGTGCGCCACTAACACCAGGCACGCCGCCGGGGCCGCCGTTCACAACCCAAACCGGTGTTGCACCACCGTACTTGCCGAGACCGCGCCCAAGGACCGACGCGCCGGCACCAACCACCTTGTTCAGCCCGAGAACGCTCCCAGCGCCATGCAACAACTTCGCGGACGCGGCGATCGACGCGAACCCGACCGCCATCTCCCCCAGCAACTTGTGATGCGCCACGAACTCGGCGACGCCCTTCACCACGTTGAAGATCGGGCCGACCGTGTCCGAGATGTCCTTTCGGATCTCCGGCCAATGCTCCGCAAACTTGTTAGCGAACTGCGCGACCTTGCCCGCCGCGGTCGCCAACAGCGGCAGCAGCGCCTTGCCGATCGTCTCCTCCGCCAGGTTCAACGATGCGTGAGCTCGCTCGAACTGGCCGGCAGCCGTATGCGCGAACACCGCCGACTGCCCGGAGAACTTCTGCTGAAGAAGCGCGATCGCCTTCGTTGACTGCGCGTTCTTGTCCTGCGCCTTCGCTTCCGTCGAAAGCGCCTGAAGTCGCGCCTTGGAATCCTCGAGCTGCTGCTTCGTCGCCCCGGACGAGTTCTGGATCTCCTTGTTGACCCTTTGCAACGCCTGCTGCAACTGGTCATGCGCCGCGGTGACCAGCGGAACCTTGATACCGAGCGCGTTCAACCCACGCAGGTTGCCGTTATACGCACGCGCAACCAGCGACTGGGCGCCCTGAAGATCCATCCCCTTCGTCCGGGCGATGTCCATCGCGATCGCGTTCAGCTTGAACGCCTTCGTGAGGTTCCCGGTCGTGCGAACACTGTTCGCCAGCGACGCCGACAGATCCGACTTCATGAACCCGCTGGTACGCGAAAGGCGGTTGAGGTGATCCTCGACCGCCTTCGAGTTCTCCTTCCACGACAACCCGGCGTTCTGCACGGCACGCGCAAGCTTCGCCTGCTCCGCCTGCGCCTTCACCGCCTCCTGGGTGACGTCCTTCAACCCGAACGCAAGGCCACCCAATCCCGTGACACCAAGCGCCAAGCTCGCAGCCTTGTGCAACCCCTGGAACGTCTTCTCCCCCGTCCGCTGAAGACGATTCAAATCACCCTCAGCGGACCGGACAGGACCATTGAGGCGGTTCTCGCCGGTGATGCTAACGCGAACGGAACCGCGTGCGGCCATCAGCTACTCCCACTCAAACTTGACAGGCTCCAAACGCTTCCGCGCCGGCTGAAACTCCCCGGCCACAACCCGGGCGAGATGCACGTCCAACACCAGGGCATCCAACGTGCCCTGCTCAAGCCCCATCAGGCTCGACGGGGTCTTCCCCCACGTCTTCGCCGCCATCGCCAGCCGTGCCGCCGTCGGGCTCGACAGGAAACGACGCCGGGGGCGTACCCCTCGACGCCACCGCAAGCAACTCGTCCAGGTCCCGCTCGTCGACATCCTCGATGCAGACAGCGCCCTTCTCACGTTTCACCGTGATCCTGGGCTTCACCACCGTCTGGCACACCAGGAAGTCGGTGAGCTCCGATGCGGTTTCGGGGTCATCGAGGAGCCCGACCTGCCAGTTGATGAACGCCTCGAACAGATCCTTCGGGAACTGGCCGGTGCGCATCAGCAGCCGGGCGGGGAACTTGCTGCGAACTTCCACAACGTTCCCGGACGGGAGCGTGAGCAGTTCGGTACCGGACTTCTTCCAGCCGGAAACGGCTGTGGGCTTCACGGCGCTACCTCCGTGTGGGTCATTTGTACGTACAAACAGAATGGCGGGTGGCTCGCCTGACGTCGCTCTCCTACAGCGCGCCTAAACCGGGGTGAAGCGACAGAAAGCCCCGGACCCCGCCCTAGTTACGACCTGCCGCCTAGGCGTACGACGTGACGTTGTTCACGAGCGTCCACGTCACGGAGCCGGGGGTGCCGGCGTACGTGCACGTCCAGTCGAACGTCGCGCCGTGGATGCGCTTGTTCCCGATCGCCTCCGGGCCGCCGCCGGTGTACTGGCAGTTCAGCGCCTGGAACCACATCTGGTAGTTGTACGTCGTCGCGCCGATCACGATCTTGCTGTTCCACTTCAGCTTCACCGCGAACCCGGTCGCGTTCAGCATCGCGTCGAAGTCAGCGGCCGTGAGGTTCACAAGCGTGATCGTTCCGGACCACACGATCGGCGGGTTGTCCTTGAACAGCTGGTCGGGGTACTGCGAGCTGACCGCCAGCGTGTGCTCCTTACGCAGCGGGAACGTCGCCTTCACGGCCACGTCGTTCGCGGTGCCGGACGACCCAAGCCACGTCGGGTTCGTGAAGAAGGTGCCCAGGAACGGGGATGTCGTCAGCGACTCATACGTCGGGGACAGACCGGGCTCCGCGATCCTTTGCAGGTACAGCGCCGGGCCGGACACCGCGACCGTGCAGCCACCGGAGTCCGGGGACTGAAGCTCGAACGTGTCGACCCCCGCGCCCTTCAGCTTGTACGCGACGGACTGATCCTTGTAGCTGAACTGGTACTGGGAGGTCTGCGGGTTGTTGCCCGCCGGCCCGAACGGTGCAGTCCACACATGGCGCGTTGCGCCGGTCGGGATCACAACGCTGTCCGGGTCGGTGATCAGACCGTTACCGGCCGTGGTCGTCGGGGCGCCGAGCGCGTTCTTCAGGAAGAACCCGAGCGGGTCCGGGTACGCCCGCGTGCTCATCGACCACACCGGCTCGTAGACATCCGTCGCGTACGCGATCGGCTCGTCCACGCCGCGGAGCTCGTCGTTGCGGTCAAGGAACTGCGCCCCGAGATCGGGGGTACCGGTCTGCACCGGCACATAAATCGTCTTGGTGGACAGCGTCGGAGTGTTGACCTCGTTGCCGGGGGTGCTCTCAAACGCGCCCTGAACGTAAGCGGTAGCCAAATCAGCTCACCTCTCGAAGGGGACCTAGTGGGGGGACATACGGGCCGCGGCCATAACGACCCGGCAACCTGAGGAACAGCTAGGGAACCTGCCGGTACACGCGCAGGTGACACTCATACGACAGCAACGGTCGTGCCTGATGCTCGAGCACAACCGGGTTCGACGAAACGACCTTCGCGTCAAGGATCAGCGGGTCGCTGGTACTCAACGTCGTACCATCCATGTCGCTGATGAACGCCTCGACAACCTCGATCACAGCGGACTGGGCGCTCACCGCCTCAGCAAGATCAAAGAAGAAAGTGACCGGGTAATCGAGATACCAGTCGAACGTGCCGAGCTGCGACTCGCTGTTCGCGAGCTCGACCGGCCGCTCGATCGTCGGCAGCCCAACCACCCCGCACGGCACCGAATCAAGCCCCGCCGGCCCCGGATCAGGCCAAAACCCCGTCAGCGGCTGGGTGCCGCCCTGAAACGTCGCGGAGTACGTTGCGATCCGCGCCTTGATCAGCTGCCCGACCGGGTCGATCACGGTGCTGCTCACAGCCGCTCACCCCCGGCGTCGAACCCCTTGAAGGCCTTCAGCGTGGCGTTCAGCAACGTTTCCTCGATCACCGGGCGCTTCACCTCGACCGCGCGGGTGAGGAAATGCCTGCCCTCGTAGTGGTACTCCGGGCCGGTATGCGCGAAGAACCCGAACGTGACGTTCCCCACCGCCGGGGCGTGCGAACCGGTCGACCTGCGACCGCGACGCGGCCGGATCTCCTTACGCATCCCGCCTTCGGCGCGGGTGCCGAACTCCTGAAGCCCGACGACACGTCCGATCTTCCCGCCCACACGGGACGTCAGATACGCGGAGCGTTGCGTCGTCTTGACCGTCAACAGATCCCTGGTCGGTGTGGCGCGCACCTTCAGGTTCCCGGCGAACAGCTGCGCCGTCGGAAGGACCGCCCGCCCGGCCTCCTCGAGGCCCTCGCGCACACGGGTGTTGATCTGCGCCCGTGCCTCCTTGAACGCCAGTGACGCTTTCTCAGCGTCGACATGCACATCGACGCGAACCTGACCGCCGGGCATCAGAACGCCGCCCGCTTCCATCGCGCCAACCCTGCCTGCACCGCGCGGGGCAGCATCTCAGGACGATCGACCTTGTCTTCCGTCAGGTTGAACACCGTCGAGAACGCCGCGGCGTCCTTGCGCAACCACTCCGCGACCGTGACGAGCGTCCAATGCTTGACGTCCTCCGGCACCGACGCGAATCCCCAGTTGCCGGTGATCTGCACCTGCCGGTTACGCCACATCACGCGGCCAACAGCCAGCGACAACGGTGCCAGTCGCACCCCGGTGTACACGCCATCGGGGGCGGTGATCGGGGCCAACCGGTACTCGTCGGTGGAGAGCGTGATCGCGCTGATGTCGGTGTCGATCTGGATCAGGCTCACCGACCGCAGGTCGAACGGCGCCAGGTCGAGATATGCCTCCTGGGTGATCTCGCATTCAAACGTTCGCATCAGCCCGTTCGACGCGGGTGCGAACTCCCGCTCCGTGAACCGCCTCGCCGCGGCCGACGCGCGAGTGATCACGCTCTGAACCAGTCCGTCCTGCGCGGTGTCCGGCGTCTGCTTCTGAAGGAACGCCCGGGCATCGGCGAGCGTCACGAGGTCCGAAGCGGCCACTTATCGCGCCTCGGCCGGCACCCGCGTGCGCTTCACCGCACGCTTCGCGGGGCTGCCGGCGTTCCGGGCGATCAATTCGAGTTGCCCGTCGATCTCACGAATCGCGACCGTGTCGTTGCGCTGTTCGGCCTGCCTGCGCAAAGCCAGCAGCGCCTTGATGTGCTCAGACATACAGATCCCTCTCGACGAAAACGGGCGCTGCCGAGTGCGACTCGGCCTCTCCCCGAAGGCGGGGACATCCCTCGATGCTGAGCGCCCAGCTATTAGCCATGCCATGCGCCCGTAGGCGGCTGTGGACAGCTAAACCCGGTCAACGGGTGAGGCGGGAATCGAACCCGCCCCAAGGCACCAGCCACCCAATCAACTACTCGCCGCTTTTTAGAAAGTCGGGGTCGCCAGCGCGGAACCCGTGAGCACCGAAATGCTCTTCGGGTAACGCCCACCGGCGAACGCGAAGTAGTTGTACAGCTGCACCCTGACCTGGAGGGTGCCGGACAGCACCTCCGACAGCACGCGGGTGCGCAGCTGATCCTCCATCAGCCACAGATCCTCGGCACGGGCCACGATGATGCGGTCCTCGTTGGTGCCGGAACCCAGGTTGGTGGGGATGTTCGCGTCGATCACGACAGGGAGGCCCTGAAGCGTGCCGACGATCCCCTCCGGGGCGACGCGCGAAAGCACGCCGGCCTGGTTGAACGCGGGGCCGTTCGGGACGACCAGCGGACGGTTGTTGCCGTCCACGGCCGCGAGGAACCACGCCCAGCGCCGCGGGTGCATGAAAATCACCGACGGCGGGAGGAACCGGCCCGTGTGCACGCTGTTGATCAGCCCGGCGATCTTGGAATAGACCGCTGTGACCGTCGCGGTCGACGTCGAGTCGGTGTTGATGCTCGACACGCTCAGGATGCCCGTAGCGTTCGAGCCGGAGCCCGAACCGGAGATCACCTGCGTGTCGAGGTTGATCGCGTAGCGGCCGTATAGCTCCTCGTAAATGACCTGGTCGATGCCGGGCACCGAACGGTCGAGCAGCTGCTGGGAGAGGTCCTGCTGACCAGCGATCGTCTTCACGCCAACGCTGTACGAGCCGGTCGTGATGTCGGTGCTGGAAACCGAACCGCCGTCCGTCTGCGTCGCGGTCGTGGCACCCGTCGCGACGGACGGGAAGTTGATCGAGTCGGTCCCTGCGGGGAGCGGCATCGATCGGCACGCATCCGCGACGGCGCGGCCGGCCTTCGCGAGCGCGATCCAGTCCTCCTGCGCCCACAGCGGGGGAACGAACTCGCCGCCCGTGCCGTCGGTGGAGTTGATAGCGCGCTTCTCGGCAACCTCGCGGCCGTGGCGGCGAAGACGCTCCTGCGCGTCCTGGTCACCCTCGAGCTTCGCGAGAGCCATGTCGCGAATGTGCGACGTGTACGGGTCGTTCTTGCGGTAGACGGACTCCTCACGGGTGACGCTCACATCGGTGTGCGTGTCCGTCTTGGTGTCCTCGACCGGCTCGACGGGGAGCGCGGCGCGCGCCTCCTCGAGGTTGCGGTGACGCTCGAGCTTGGCCTTCGCGCCGGCGTGCGCCTGGCGGGCCTCCTCGAAAGCGTCGGCGAGAGCATCGAGGTCCGCGTCCTCCGCGGCGGTTTCGATCGCCCGGTGGGCGGCCTCCATCGCCTCGAAGCGGGCGCGAACGTCCTGCTCCATGGTCTTGAGGTCCATGTGGACCCTCCTGTTGGCTAGTTTTGGTGAACTAGCGAGCGGCCCGTTCTAGGGCCAGGAGACGTCCGCTCCGCTCAAGCAGCTCGCGATGCTTGAGGGCCTGACTCTCCCTTGGGTCGTTTGTGGTCGCGTCGCTCGAGGCCATCTCCGCCCCCGTCGGGGCGTCGCGCTCCTCGTCAGCGACCGTGGGAACAACCGTCTCGTCCGCAGCGTCACGCGCCATCGCGTCGGTCTGCGGGTAAGCGGGATACGTGACCGGGCTCACGTCGTACAGGGAGCCGATCTCAAGGATGGTGCGCAGGATCGTGCCGTCGTCGCGTTCCTCCCAGCGGTCGCGCTCGACCGTGAACGCGAACGACGACTGCCCGACATACCCGTCGCGGATCAGCGCCCTGACGTCACGGGCCTGTTGCGTGTCCGGGGGGATCGCGTAGTAGTGCAGCCCGCGTGGGTCC